ATTTGGCTTTATTAAAACAGAGTATTAATTTTAAATATATATTATGGAAACCTTAAAAAAAATGTTTGATTCAAGAAAGTTTTGGTACACAATAGGGGCAATATTTGTTCCTTTTGTAGCGGTTAAATTAGGTCTTACTGAGACCGAAGTTGAGAAAGTTTATTATGCGATTCTCACATTAATCTTAGGTCAAGGAATAGCAGACATTAAGAAATAATGATAAAAAAATGGATAGGTGAGGCACTCGTTAGTGGAGGTGTTAAGCCGATAACAGAATTGTTAAAAGCGGTAAAACAACTTTTTACAGACTCCAAAGGTAAGTGGAGTAGTAAACGAACAATTAGTGGGGTAATAGTTGTGGCTGCAAGTCTATATATTGAAAAGAATGGTATAGATACAAACTCTCTTATATTGACTGGGCTAGGTGTACTGCCATTATGTTTTTCAGTATTTGAAAAAAATAATTGTAATCCTTGCTGTAATAAGGAAAAATAATTATCTTTGTGTTAACTTAGGCAGGGTTGTTCCTGTTTTTGTTTTCATTGTTTATAGTTTTCAAGAGTGAGGTGTTAACAAGCATCTCACTTTTGTTTTATATAATCTTTTTTTTTGGTATATTGCAATAAAATTATTACACTATGAAAAAATATGGAAAAAGACTTAGACTTTCTGAAGAAGAAGTTGAAATGGTTTATGAAAATAGAGCCGAAAGCACAACTAATTTTAATGGAAATACTGCTTTAGATATTCACCTTTCAGAAAGAGGAATTTCCAAGAAAGATGTGGTTTCTGTTAAGCATTGGCAATCTGCAAGTGGGCAGTATAGATTTAGCATTGTCACTAAAGAAGATGTTTCTACGGATGCTGATAACATTACAGAAAAGATTAAAGACTTTATAGACAGCCATTCTCCTGAATACCCTCCTGTTAAAAGAAAAAAGAAAGAAGGTAGTCACTTACTTGTGGTTAATCCAGCAGACATTCATATAGGCAAGTATGCAAACGCAGCAGAAACTGGAGACGGCTACGATGTTGAAACTGCATGTATGAGGGTTCTGGAGGGGCTACAGGGACTTATAGACAAGTCAAGAGGGTTTGATGTAGAAAAGGTTTTATTTTGCATAGGGAACGATGTTTTACATATTGACAATGTTTATGGCACTACAACTAAGGGGACATATCAAGATACCGATGGCAAATGGTGGGAACATTTTGAAGTGGCGTTAGCACTATATGTAAAATGTGTAGAAATGCTTAGAGAGGTGGCAACTGTAGATATTGTTCACTCTATGTCTAACCACGATTATCAGAGTGGGTTTCATTTGGCACACGCTTTAAAAAGTTGGTTTAGAAAAGATAAGGAGATTGATTTTGATATTAGTGTGACTCACAGAAAGTATTATCAGTATGGAAGCAACTTAATAGGTTTAGAGCATGGGGATGGTGCTAAGATGGACAACTTGCCTCTGTTAATGGCTCAAGAAAAACCAGAAATGTGGAGTAAAACTAAATATAGGTACTGGTACTTGCACCATATACATCATAAAGTAAAACATAAATGGAGAGATGCTAAAGATTTTATAGGAGTTACTGTAGAGTATATGCGTTCACCATCAGGAACAGATAGTTGGCACTCAAGAAAAGGATTTACAGGTGTTCCTAAAGCGGTTGAAGGATTTTTACACGAAAAAGAGAGTGGGCAAGTAGCAAGATTGGTTCATTATTTTTAAAAATCAAACAATTTTATATCTAGTAGATAAACATTTATAAAAAAAATGTTAAAAAACGCTTGGCAGAACAATCCAATTTTATATATTTGCATTGTAGTTTTTGAGAGGTTCCAAACCTAACTATCGTAATACTTGTCGTAATACTTAAAAGGCAGGGTAAAATGCCCTCTCAGATTCTACACTAAACTTTAATAACTAAAAACTAATTAATGGAAAAGCGACCTCAATTACTACAGCACCCTAATATCCCTAAACCTCTACACGGACTTGCACCGAGAGTAATAAAAGGACAGGAGTGGTGGGACAAAACAAGACAGGAGGCTTATGCTTCAACTAAATATCATTGCTTGGCTTGTGGTGTTCATAAGACTAAAGCCAAATATCATCAATGGCTAGAAGCACATGAAGATTATACTATAGATTATGAAAATGGTATAATGAATGTTAAAGAAATAATACCTTTATGTCATAGTTGTCACAATTTTATACATTGTGGTAGATTAATAATGGTTAACCAGAAAACAAAGCAAGGATGTCTTAAAATACTTGAAGTTCTGAATCATGGAATGACAATATTAAGGGACAATAATTTACCAATGCATTTTCATGCAGGTATGATGTGTGACCATATAGGAATAAATTATGAATGTGATGTAATGCCTATAGAAGAAACAAAAAATATCGCATGGGATAAATGGCATCTAGTATTAGATGGGGAAAAATACTATAGTAAATTTAAAGATATACAAGAATGGAACAATTATTATAATAAATAAATATTAACTAAAAACTATAAAATTATGGGAAAAATGAAAGAACAATTTATGAAAGAAAGAGAAGAAACAATTAACGCAATGCACGACATTGCACAACAGCCGAGTATTAATCAATTAAACAATAACAACATGACAAAAAAAATGAGAGAAAAACTAATGAAACAGCCTGAGCCTGTTCAAGAAACCAGAAAAGAAGTTTTAACAAGACTCTATAAAGAGAATGGCTTAGTAAGAGAAGATGTGCATAAAGACCCTAGAGGATTCTCTACCATAACAAGAAGTGGTGTAGATAAGATTGCTGCTAAAAATGGGATAACTATAGGCTATGAAGTTATACTTTTAGATATAGAAAAAGGGGAGTGTGTGCTTAAAGCAGCAGCGACCATGAAAGTTGGTAACGATGTTAGGAATGTAATGAGTTTTGGAGAGGCTAGTGTAAGTAACAATCTTACTGGAGGCGGTAAGAAGTGGCTCGTTTCCATGGCCGAAAAAAGAGCAATGGGTAGAGTTGTTCTCAAGTTGGCAGGATTTTACGAACAAGGAATGTATAGTAAAGATGAAATGGAGTTTGAAATGTCTGGCGATTCAAATGCAAAATAATTGAGTGATTATGATTGGATAGATGAAGTTCTTGATGGTGAGCCAACGCCTATTACAGATACGCAATGGCTCATCATTGAGGGTAACATAGATGGAACTTCGCTACCATTATCAATGAAAGCAGGTATACTTAATGATTTGCAAAACTTAACAGAACTTGAAGCAACAGCAGTAATAACTTTAATAAATGAGAACAAATATGACAGCGACCCTAGAAAACAATGGGAAAGAATGTTCAAAGAAGGAGTTTTTGGACATAGAGATTTATGACCATTTTAAAAATCCCCACTCTTACATTTTATGGAATAAGAAAAATATTTTAGGAGAGGTTGTTGAAGATTCAATAATACAACTATTAAATAAAAACCAGTTGGTAGACTTTTATTTTGCAGGTAAAAAAAAATTTAAGATAGAGAAATGGAAATTGGATAAATACTTACTAAGAAATGACAAATAAATATTCTTTAGATAAAATTAGAAAATCAAGAAACGAGTTTGAGGCTTTGTTAAGGATATACGGAATATCTAACTTAAGGCTATGCAAGGTTATTGAGGTTAACTACCTTACAAGTAAAAAGTTTATAGAGAATCCAAGCACCATGAGGTTTATACACGCTAAAAGATTAGCAGACTTTATAGGGCTTGAAACGCAAGATATAGTTGATACAATAGTGTACGACTTAACTTAAAATAAAAATAATGAAAAGAAGAAGATTGAAATTTAGCGACTATTATCATGATATAATTATCAAAGAGATAGCGGCTATTTACAATGTAGACAAGGATAGGATATTTTTGGGAAGCAGAAAGAAAAATATTATATTTGCTAAAAGACTATATATCTATGTATTAAGAGAAATGTTTGGACTAACTCTTAAGGAGATTGCTGAGGTAACAAATTTGCATCATGCATCTGTAATTCACCATTCAAGACAGTTTGAGTTTTTTTACAAGAACTACATTCAAGATACTGAAAATTTTGAAAGAGTGGAGAGCATGATAATTGAAGTTGAAATAGATGAGGAGATTGCAGGTCTAGAACAACAATTAGATAAAATAAACAAATCATTAACCAAATTGTATAAAATAAATAAATTAAAAAATGAAAGACAAGAAAGAGAAAGTCTACTTACCGAGTAGCATTAAAAACATTGAAACCAAGTATGGAAGTATGCTTATTGGGAACTTCAAAGTTGATGAACTTCAGGCAAACTCAAAGAACGGATGGGTGTCTATGGTCATTGTAGAAAGAAAAGAGCCATCAGAAAAAGGGGCTACCCATTATGCCTATGTAAACGATTACGAGCCGAAAGAAGAAAATAAAACATCTCCTAAGAAAGTAAAAGCAAAAAACGAGGATGATGACCTTCCGTTCTAATGATTAAGTGGAAAAATACTACCTACCCTAGCACTTTCATTGGATTGTCTGATGAACTTGCTAAGGTAAGAAGTATGCTGTCTTCTGATGTATATAACGAGAATACAGAAAAATACAGAGGAAGTCAAGAACACACTATTCAAAGTCTAGGAATATTTGCAGAGTTAGTTGCTAGACATATACTAGAAAATAATAAAGGGGTACAATTTAAAGCAGCACCATTGATTGATAAAAGACCAGTAGTTGATGCCGATATAGTTATGAAAGGTATTGGTGAGTTAAACTATATTGATGTAAAAGGAGTTAGGAGTGGTGGAAACGCCCTTAGAGTTAATTTTAAAGCCCATAACAACCCTCAAAAGAAAGTTACGCACTATCTATTCATACAGCCATTAAACGCCTTATATGCAAGATTTTGCTGGTTTAAGTATGAAGATGTAAGTAAGTGGGGTGTAGTCATGTCAACTTATACAGAGTGCTATGAGTTAGAAATACAAAAACACAATTAAACAATGAAACAACCAAACTACTATGCTATAATAAGTGCTGAGGTTAGGTACGATAAAAATCTAACTGCAAATGCAAAATTATTATATGCTGAAATTACAGCACTACTTAATATGAATGGAGAGTGCTTTGCTACAAACAAATATTTTTCTAATCTTTATGGTAAGAGTATAGTGACTATTTCAAAGTGGATAGGTGAACTTATTTTAAATGGCTATATATCATCTAGTTATGTGTACAAGCAGGGTACTAAAGAAATTGATAGGAGGTATTTAAGTATTCTTAAAGGGGGTATTAAAGAAAACGACAAGGGGGGTATTAAAGAAAACTTTAAGGATAATAATACAAGTATTAATAATAATATTACATATAGTAATAATAAGGTGCGTTTTAAAAAACCAACTGTTAATGAAATTGCTGATTATTGTATTGAAAGAAAGAACAGTATAGATGCAGAAACTTTTTATGATTTTTATGAAAGTAAAGATTGGAAGATAGGAAACAATAAAATGAAGGCATGGAAGGCTTGTGTTAGAACTTGGGAGAAAAGACAAATTAAAAACAATTCAGGTATGAGTAAGATACACTCTCACTTACAAAAGAATATGAATGTAAAAGAAAAACTAAAACAACAACTAAAACAATGAAACAGATAAAAACAATGACAAAAGAAGAACTACTAATGGGTTCTGTAGATTTAATTAGTAAAACTTATATAGAGTTAGGTCAAAACAATATTGAAGAAGATACAATAATGATTATGTCTCAAAGTTTAGCAGAC